TTCTCAATACATTCAGGATTCTTGCACTGGGACGGTGGATGATGAGAGCGAGGGAGCAAAACTCTTTGACGCTCTTAGGAAAGCAAACTTTCCTTCACTGCAACCACAACGGCCTTGGGTAAACGTAACTAGTAAACCTAAGGGTAACAACTGGGGACATAGCCCTAAAAAGCTTATTATAAAAAAAGAAAGTCATTACAGACCTACCCCTATATCAGAGATACAAGGCTTAATGGAAGCGGGTCCTTTCGAGGATCCGCTTCGGTCTATAGAAGAACGAGAACAAAACCGAGAAGATCTTATTCTCGCAGTACAAGAAACATTTATGAGGCTCACAGAAGACGAGCAGTGGCTTTACCACATGCTTGTTGATGTGGGCCTCTCTTTGCGTTTTGTAGCCATAATTTTGGACACACCTAAAACAACTATGGCTAGACGGAGAGATGAATTAGCACAAAAACTGCGTGCTAGTTTGCTTCAGCAGCCAGCAGTACAAGAATATTTGAATCGAAATATCTAAAGCTCTTCGATGTTTCCTGTACACGCCTGCAGAAACACAGTGAAACCCTGCAACCAATGAATCACAGTTGACAAAGCAATGAGGTTCCCATCCTGTGCGTCATCCCACGCATTCAAAAGAGAATCAACTTCTTCAAAGTCGAACGTTAAAAGAACACCTAACGTTGGACCTACCCACTGAGCATGAGTCCCATCATTCATGTCAAGCAAACCTTTGCTTGCTAACAAAGTTTGATGAATCTCATCCTCAATAGCTAAACCCTCTTCGGCCATCCAGTTGGCCCAAAGATCGTCAAACTGTTCCTCAGCCACGGGATTACTTCCCGAGGCGTGCCTTCGCAAGCGTTTTAAGCGCTGCGATAGCAGCGGCAGCGAATGCTGTAGCTGCAGCTTTGAGACTCGATACGTCAGTAACGACAACAACAGCAAGAGCAGACTCGACACCCGTCCAAACCGAACGTTCAATCCAATCCCCCCAAGAAAACTTTGTCTTCGCTGTTTCTTCAGTCACTTCTTGCCTTTCGGTGGCTTAATATTTTTTGCTAGGACGACGAGCCGTTTTACGGCTCTTCTTAGGTTTTTTGTAACCTGTTTTAGGTGCTGGTTTTTTCATTTCCCGAACGGGCGACCGCCCTGGTTCTGGTTACCCAGCCCAGTTGAACGAAGATACGCAGCATCAGCCTTAGCTTTAGCTGCCATATCAGCCATGTTGTCCGCAGATGACGAATCATATGGCTGTTCATCGGAATCACCGAACGTATCAGCAAACGATCCGTAACCTTTATCTTTAGGCATTTCAAGACCTCCTATAGAGTGTTGAGAGTGGCCCACTAACTAAACAATACATCCCAAGTTCTGGCACCAACTATGCCATCGACCTTAAGAAAAGAACAGTATTTAACCTGGAACATCTTGACTGCACGTTTCGTGTTGTATCCAAATATTCCATCGATACCCCCAGGCTCATACCCAAGGTCCTTCAAACGCTCCTGAACGACCCTGACGGCCTCTCCACGGCTCCGCTTACGCTTAGATAGCGGACTATGGGATACAACCGCTTTCAGGCTCTCCAGATGAGCGTTGATTCCGTCCCAATCGACCTTGTTGGGATCTCCAAGTGGCGACGGCATCCCTGACTTCAGCCAGTTGTACAACCAATTCCCAGGGCACGTAGAGTTCCCTAAATCTCGATGCCCTTTGACCCACAGTTTCCCTCCGTAACGACTATTAATGTCATTAACTAGCCATTTAATAGAATCTAAAGCAGCTTGAGGAGCTTCTATCTCTCCCCAACCCGTGAAACAAATCGACTCAGTACGAGAATTCCAACCCTTAGTAGCACCAGAAACGACACCAGGCCCACGCCCTGCATAAATAACTCCTGCTTCGTCAACCAACCAGTTGTAAGCAATAGCGTTCCAACCACGAGAATCCATGTGGAAACGCTCATAAGCTTTCAAAGCAGACATACCCTTAGGTCCGTCCTTCACACCACTGTGATGAAGAACAATGCCCTGCACTCGTGCTGGCCTCAACTTAGTAAACGGTTTCTTAGGAGGACGAGCATCCCATCCATCCCGAGAAATAACAGTTCTCTCAGACATACCTAAATCCTAGACCTCACGGAATTCTATATCTTTCTTATCACGAAGCTCTTCAGCGAATTCTTTCTGCATACGAATTAGCTCGCTACGTTTCGCAGAAGGAGTATTTTGTCTTATGTTTGTACCAAACAACGTAGACACCCAAGTACTAGTAATACGTTCTTGCTTAGTTTTTTCTCCAGGGAACAATCGACGCATCCTGCCAAGAACAGGATTGAACTGATCTAAACTGTAAAGAGTTTTATCAGTTACTTTCCATTCGCCTTTATTGTTTTTCTTTGCAAGTCCAAGAGCACCAAGTGTAGGCAGCAACCCAGGAATAGCTCTGTAGCTAGGAGGAACCTGTTGGTATCTCCCAGTAAATGGAATATCAGCAAAATATTGTTTGCCAAAATGAAGTTCTATTGGAAGTTTGTACAAAGGAAACGCTGATTCCGCTATCGGACGCCAAGGTTCTTTGCTATCCAAAACCTTTGCCCATTTAGCAAGATCACGGAACGGCAAATCAGGCAACGCATAAGCACGACTACCACCAACATTAAACGGCAAACGTATACCCATATTCTCTCCGAACCAGCTAGGCACTAGCCCCTCTTCGGGAGAATGCAATTCCATTTCTCTCTTTATCTGCTGCAACCGACCCCAAGCCGTAGGTTTCTTCCCAAGAGACTCAACAAGCACAGGCAAAATGTTTTTCTGCCAAGTCCAGAACGGAATAACCTGCTTCATTTTGCGTTCTGTTTGGGTAAGATCTGCATAATCAAAGTGGTATTTATTTACAAGTTGGAAAGCGTCATCGATACTTCCCCCACCCATAGCAGTATGATGAGCCACAGCGCCACGCAACATAAACTCAGCATCTTGGTTCCATGCACGCACTTGAGCAAACGGAGCAAACTCTGCTTTGAGCGGGTTAAAGGTTCTTTGACCGCCACCAATAGCATCTAACGAAGACTGAACTTCCTGAGATACCTGACCACTGGTAGCCATACCCGTTTCGTACCACTTCAAAAACGTTTCAAGCTCATCAGAAGGAACAGCAGCCTGCATTTGGGGACCACCAAGCTTGCCTTTCAGACGAATAGGCGCACCCTCATCTATAAGAAGTCGTAACCCATACGCAATATCTTCAGGTCTGCCAGCATCTGCCGCTGCTTGTCGAGCGGCTCGACGGATACCCAAAACCCGACCATGCATGCCCATAGGCACGCCAGCAATCTGGTTGTTAATCCACATGCCGCCCATCATGTTTCTTGCAATAAACCCAGGAGTAGCGACAGCCCCAGCTTTCCACCAGTTCAAAAACTTTGAATACTTCTGCATGAAGTCACTCATCGCTTTAACATCAGCGGTTCTAGCAGCAGCCTGAACCGCAGCAGAGAACAGTTCTACTGTTCCTTCTCCTGCGCCTCCCACCAAACTGTATCCACGCAACAAATTGTTTGTTCTATTGGATACATTATTGACGTTGCCAAGACCCATCATGTTCACCATGTAGTCGTTTAACCGACCCCCATAGGCGTCTGACAAGTTGTGAAGGTTGCGTACTTTGCGAAGCTCATCAACAGCAGCTTGCTGAGAATCAGCAGCACTCATTCGGATAGTTGTTCTATCCGAATCCATCAACCGCATCTTCTCTAACTTCAATTCGTCAACAATTCTTTGCTGTTCCCCAATAACTCCCATCAATCGAGACAACTGATCTTCGTTCAATTCACCAAACTGTTTACGTCCCAAAGCTTCAAGAATTTCTGCTTCCGTTCTACCTAAACGTTCTAACTCTGCACGAGTAGCGTTTAATCGTCCTTCCCACTTTTTACGCAAACGAGAAAGATCAGCTTCAGTTGCCAACAATTTCTTCTGGGCAGTTCCCATAGCTACTTCAAGCTGTTCAAACTTTGCACCAAGAAGATCAAACGTTTCTTGCAAAGCTTCATTCGCTGGTTTAGTAGCTTGCCTGCCAAGCCCAAGAGTCAAAATTTCTTCTATCTCACGCAACTTCGCATTCAACAACTTGCGTTCTGCTGCACCTATATCAGAAAGAAGATCAGCAATATTTTTTCCAATAGGAGACTTCCCATCAATCAAAGCATCAGCGCCTTTGATCGTCCTATAACGATCAAGGCGAGCAAGAATACCCATGTCCCCTTCATCAAGCCCAGCTATAAGACGCTTAAGCTCAACCAACTCAGGCATATCCTCAAGCCACTTCTCCCACTTAGGATTACCCTTAAAGATCTGACCCAACCGTTTAGAAATC